TTCTAAATCCATTTGATATAAGATAATCTTTTGTTTCTTTGGTGGCTTCCCCAACCACCATTACTTTGTCACCATCAAAATCAGTAAGGCCAATTGATTCGACCCAAGGTTTTAGTTGATTTGAGTTATAACCGGTACATGCACCGATAATCAAACTTTTCTTTTTCATGATTTAAAACTTTCCTCAATTAATTTCATAATATTTTTGACACAACTATGTATCTATCATTTTCTCCAAGGAAATTTACCTTTATATAAACTTTCCATCTTTGCATTACCATGAGCAAAGAATTCTTTTTTCACAGAACCCGCATTACCACCAATACGATAATTGACCGAGTATTCTTTAGAACAATCAAAACTTTTGAAGTATTGGGCTATTGCTGCAAAGAAAATTCTGTCTTGACCCCATCCACCATGCCACACTTGCGAAAGTTTATTTGCAACATCAGTTTTTATACAATAGCAATTTGTATCGATATGGCTATATTCTGTGAAGCCATTCCATTTACCCAAAGATTCACAATCATCATTACAAATATAATCGCCATTTGTTTCGACAATTTTTCTCAATGAGTAAGACCAATCTAATTTTCCATTCTTGATGGTTTCGATACAGTTTTTAACATGATTCGGTTCAAACCAATTGTCCTGATCAAGATATAAAACATACTCAGTATTAATCAAATGAGTAAATGCTGCATAAACCCGATGCCCATAGTAACCATTCGAACCAACATTCAAAGGCAAGTAGCAAACATTAAGATTTTTGTTGCCTCGATATTCATCAATGATTGGCTTAACCTTTCCAGCATAATCGTTACCATCACAAACAACATAACACAATGTGTCGTTATATGTTTGATTCAAAACACTTTTAATAGCTTGATGAAGCTCTTTTTCGCCTGTTGTCGGAATAATTACTGTAGCACTCATATCTTAAATCCTTCGAAACCTCTTTTCTTTGGAGGTGGTGGTGTTGGTGAATTATGGTTTGCATCAACGATATCATCTTGTTCGTTCTGACTAACATCATACAAACGCATCTTTGAACGATCCACACCAACGACAAATCGTTTGTAATGTGTGGGATCATTATATCTATTCTTCAACTGTTTGACCATAATTTGATTTTGCTCTTGAAGTTCTTCCGAAGTGATCAAGGCAAACATCAAATCTGCGGTTGCTGGTAAGCCAAAACTTTCGCTTGTATCTTCCAACCCCGGATCAGAACTGGTAAAACCGGATCTTGTGGTCTGAGTTGCTGATACAATAGGAACTCCGAATTCAACAGCAAGACCACGCAATTCTTCTGCAATTGATTTAACGTAAGTATACGAATTAATATTAGATCCAGGCTTTATACGAGAACTGCAACAAATATTAAGATAATCAATGAAGATAATGTCCGGCCTAAAAGATTTTTTAAGATTTAATTCATTCAACAATGTTTTGAAATGAGTTGTTGATGCCGATGCGGTTGGATATTCCTTAATGATCAGTTTACCAGTTGTATGACGTTTCACACGGTCAACTTTTTTAACATAAACATCACGAGGTAGTTCACTGAGGTCATCAAGAGAAACATTAAGAAGATTCGCATCGATGCGTTCAGCAATCTTTTCTTCGGCCATTTCCATAGTGATATACAGTACGTTTTTGCCTTGCGACATAGCACCAGCAGCAACGTGGCACATAAACAAACTTTTTCCCACGCCAGTTCCAGCAAGAGCAATATTGAGAGTTTTAGCAGGTAAGCCGCCTTTTGTGATTTTGTTAAAGAATTCCAAATCAAAAGGGATTCTTTCTTCTTTTTGGTGATAAAATTGATATCGTTCATCCGCACTTTCCAAATAATCATGTCCAACCGAAGTATCAAAACTTACAGCCAAAGCATCCGACAACAGAGAAGGGATTGCTCCCTTATCGGTTGTTTTGTCGGTAGAATCCAAAATAGTAATAGAAGCCATCACAGCATTATAAATTGCCCGGTCTTGGCAAAACTTTTCAGTCTTGTTAACAAGCCATTCCAAATCTTCTAACTTATTGTATTCCTTTTCCAAAGCCTTTAAATAGGTATCACATTCAGTTTCTTCTTCGTCTGTAATAGTGCGAAGTTCTTTGATACTGATTTGAATTGCTTCAATTGAGGGTTGTTTGTGATATGTATTTGCAAACGAAAGAATTTCAGTAAAAATTGTCTTTTCGGTGCTATTTGTAAAATATTCAATCTTAATGAATGGAAGAACCTTACGAAGATATTCCTCCGAGTGGATCAAATTCTTCAGGATCGCTTGTTCTATTCTCATCAATAATTTCCTCATCAAGATTTGATGACATGATTTCAACTAACATGTCACCCGCATACTGTTTAAAATCGGGATCTGCTTCCAATTTCTTTGGTTTCATTTGTGGACATTCTAACACATAATAAGCAAAAAGTAAACGGACAGAATCCACTTCTTCTTTGAATGTCACTTTTCCGTACTTGAACACTGTGTTTTTGTACGGTCCATCCAATAATTTAATGTGAGTTACATCTTTTTCGTCTTTTGGATAAATGAAGCAGTAGTCAATTCCTTCAATCATTTGAATCCTCGAATAAATCTTCTTCGCCACCTTGCATAATACTTCCATTCGCTACCATATATTTGTCTTCAACAAATTGCTGAAATGACTTGGAAGTAATGATAGATAACCAGAACTCTTTACTATCGGTGTCCTTTGCGCGATATTTTTTTTCTTCGATTTCGCCGGTTTCTTTGTTTACCTTGCTATACCAACCATTGCTAGGCTTAACCACATGTCCGGATTCGAGTGCAATATCAAGTAGACCAGACCAACGACTAATCCCACCATCAAAAGATACAGAGACAGGAATTTTAGATTTTTCTTTGACATAGCGTGATTTTTCGACATTAATAATGAAGTCGTAGCCAATGACCTCGGTGCCTTCTTTTTCTTGTTGGCGACCCAAGATGAAAATGTTGTCTGCCGAATAATACGAACCAGTACCACCACCAACCACATCTTTTGCATACAATTCCATAGTTTTGTATGTGTGATTAACTGCAATCATTGGAACGTCTTTTAACGATAGATGGGGGGTTACCATACGAAATAACGATTTGATCTGTTTAGCACGGGTCATATCGGCAACAGATTTACCTTCCAATGCATCTTCAACTTCTTTTTTTGATGCAAGGTTGCCGATAGAATCAATCACAATGATCAAATGGTCTCCACGTTGTACTTCATTTAATTGCTGCATAACGTCAGTTTTTAGCTGTTCGATGTCAGTAATCGGTGTATGGAGAACCCGACTTGTATCAATACCAAAAGAATCAAAGTAAGATTGTGGTGTACCAAATTCGCTGTCATAAAACAACAAAGCGGCATCTTCATATTTGTCCAAATAAGATTTGGCCATCAATAATGAAAATGCGGTCTTAAAGTGCTTGGAAGGACCAGCCCACATAGTAAGGCCAGGAGTCAAACCACCATCCAAACGTCCGGACAATGCCACATTAATGATTGGAACTGACGTTGGGATCATGTCCTTGTTGTTAAAGAATTTGGATTTAGATAGAATAGCAGAATCTTTAATGCTACTATTCTTTTTAATTTTCTCAAGAATGCTCATAATTTCCTCATGTAAAAAAGTCTTCGAGTGAACTCTTCTTTTCAGTAGTCCAACCCATACAATCTAAAATTCTCTTGATGGGTTCAAGAAATGTTTTTTCAAATTGTGTATTATAATCTATGTATCCATCTAAATCAAGTTCTTTTGGAAGTCTAGCAGGGAACGAAACAACGATATCTTTAAAAGGATTTGGTGTTTTCAGATGCACATATTTAACCTTCTCGCCTTCCTGAATTAGTTGATACTTTTTGTCTAATCCGTTTACTTTAAGATAATGATTATACAAAATCGATCCCTTAACTGCCATTGGTGTTTTATCGCCATATAATGTTACTGGATGAGAATATTTCTTAATACCATTTACACTAGAATTTCTTGCAATCTCTTCTGGTGGTAAAGTCTTAAACTCATCCTTGAAATTTCGGATAAAATCATGCATATCAGATTGTGTACCCGAAATCATAATCTTTACCGAATCTTTCAACTTTTTACGAACAATAACCGGAGTTGAAGATTGAACCATTTGTAAACCAACAATCTTTAATTCTGGCTCATTGTATCGTACACCTTCCGAATCATATACGTTCATGACGTAACGCTTCTTGGCGGTCCAGATGCCACGATCAGCCAAACATTCGCGTTTCATACGCATCTTTTGTTCATATGCTTGTACATATTCAGCTAACTCGCCATATGATTTATCGATGAATGGTTGAATCTTGGTTTTACACACCTTATCCATGAAATCGATGATTTGATTCACGTTCACGTTCTCAGGAACTTTACCATTAGCGCCATACACCTTTTCCACCAAAGGACCCAATTTCAAGTAAACCGAATCGGTATCCATAGCAATCACATAATCTGTGTTGGTCTTCAATAAATTGTTCATGTATCCATTGATCTTGTTTTCGATCCATTTGATAGAAAGTTGACCAGCGGTGGTAATGGACAATGCGATACGAATGTCAAAGAATCGGAAATATTGTGAACCAAAAGCACCATAAGCAGAATTCAAAGACAACTTCTTAGCAGTCTGGAGATTCTTGTATTTTGAAATCCTTTTTTCAATTTCATATAACTTATCTGTATCTTTTTCGTTTTCATATTCTTGTTCAGCTTCGAGCATCATTCCTTTGAACATTTTACGATTCGCATACATTTCGCTCATCATCTTTGGCAAAAAGCCTTGAATGTCGGTGCGAAAGAATTCACCATTAGGAGTGATACAGCAATTTACTAATTTGGATGTGTCAATTTCCTTATTCAATAATTTTTCAACAGTGACCCCGGCAGCAATGATATCGTGCATTTCCTGAGTATAATCACCAGGACGAATCAAAGTTTCTGGTGAAATATTGTACTGCATAATCAAATGTGGATACAAACTATCCAAGTCAAATGATACCACATAATTATGAGCACCTACTTGCACTTCTTTAACATATGCACCATCATATGCAGCATCTTTTTCATTATCTGATTTCGGTGGAACAATAATATTATCTTTTAACAAATAAGAGTATGTAAGTGCATCCCACATACGGGTTTGTGTAAAGATATCTTCAAAGTTACACTTAGTGTCATATGCAAGCGTCATTGCAATGTCAAACAATTTAAGTTTGTCATCCAATCGTTCAATAAGCACAATATCTTTAATGTTGTATTCAATAAACTTTTGAAAGTCTAGTTTATACAATTGATGTAGATTGTCGTATTCGTCGAATGACAATTTGCCTTCTTTGAGTTCAGATTGTGCAATGGTTTCCAGACGATAATTCTCTTGGGATTTACCATTCTTGGCATATCCTTTGTACATATCCATATAATCCAAAGAAGCAACACCAATCAATTCATAGTATTTCATCTCTCGATTGTTAACAAACGTTTTACGTTCATTGATAAATCCCCAAGGCGAAAGTTGTTTGGCTTGTTCTTCGTCAAGAAGTTGTGTAAATCTATTCACCAAATATGGAATATCGAAGAATTTGGTATTCCATCCAGTAATAATATCCGGACAGTGGTTACCCCAATACATCAAAAACCGTTCGGCCAATTCCTTTTCATTTTTACACTTAACATAAAGTTCATCACCTTTTACTTCATATTCTCCACAAGCAAATACAACCATAGTACCACCAAGGCGCTTAATGCCGATGGCAGTAATGGGTTCTTTGGCGATGTATGGATCAGGAAACCCATTTTCAGAGCCAACTTCAATATCAAGGATGGCAATATGAATTAAAGACGCATCCCAAGGAACCGAATCTCGATGTTGATCCGCTATGAAAGCATATTCATAACGAGTATTTCCATAGATTTTAGATGCATTTGCAACATCTTTGAACTGCTTGATATAGTCTCGCGCACCTCTGATATCTTTAAACTCTTTCTTGGCTAAGTACGAACCATCCAAAGTTGTGTACTCAGTTGGTTTTGTAGAGTTTATGTATAGGGAAGGCGCATATTTTACACGTTGCCTTACCTGCTTTCCGTCAATCACACCCCGATATAGAATGTAATTGCCGAAGTTTTGTACGTTTGTATAAAATTTAACTGACATTAACCGGTGATGATTTGTTTGTTAGGAAGAACGATACCAGAACCAAAAACTTGATTGTAGTTGTCAATGAAGTCTTGAGCAGGCTCATAATTGTATACAACATGTTTTTTGGCGATAGCAATCTTAGCACCTTTGACTTGTGGTGCGTGGATCGGAAACGGAGCAAAACCAACGCTTGGCTGACCATTTTGACCACGAACAATAGCAATTCCTACTGGATTTTCTAGAACAAATTCAGTTTCGGACTCGGCTTCAATCTCACCCAAGACTTCTTCGTTGGTTGCAAGTTTCAGTACAATAATTTTCACATCAAACCTTTTAATATAAATAGTGGATAAGCGATTATATATGAATTCATCTGGGTAGTCAAGCTATCTGTGCCATTTTTGTCATTATTTCTATACAAATAAGAAGGAAATGAGATGAATTTTAAGAAAATTGCGGTGGCCGCAATCATAGCGGTATCTTTCGGTACAAACTCACAGACACTAATAAATCAGTCATCATCTTTAGGATCTAGTGGTTATTCTTCAACGTCATTGGTTGACACAAATAGTACCACAAACAGCGTAAGTACAGTCAATACCAACAATGTCAATTCTGGTACAGTAACCAACATCAACCAAACGACTGTTGGAAGTACATCTACCAATACGAACAATAACAATAATGTTAGCTCTAGTTCATCGACCAACGTAAATACTAATAATAATGTTCAAAGTGGTACGCTAACTAACATCAATCAGAACACCAATACTGGTACTATGACTTACAATAATAATAATGTAAGTACCGGTAACATGACAAATAACAATAATAATGTAAACACTTCATCCTCTACAAGTAGTTCTTCGAATGTTAATACTAATAACAATATTAACACTGGTACTATGACTTATAATAATAATAATGCAAGTACATCTACTAATGTGAATAACAATAATAGTGTAAATCAATCAACTAGCAACGCAACGAATGTTAACACAAATAACAATATTAACAGCGGTACGATGACTAATATCAATCAAAATGCTAGTACATCATCCAGCACATCTTCCAATATTAACACAAATAACAATGTTAATAGCGGCACAATGACATATAATAATGTTCAAAGTGGTTCGATGACAAA